TATAAGGCAGTGCTGATATCTAACGAAAGATATACAGACGGTTATGCAGGTTCGAATCCTGCCATTGCCTCCAATTAATATAATATAATGATATATTATAGCATAATTACAAATAAACCTTAAAAAACACACACAATGAGAACACACACAATTGAAAAACTATTCCTATTAGCAATGGCGATGGGGTTAGTTATGTTTGGAACTATTTTAGTTACAAATGTATACGGACAAGACAATTTCCCATATATGACAGGGGAAATAAATTATAATAAACATAAAAAAGAAAACACACAAGCATCTTCTTATACTACAATTAGTATAAATCAATTAGATGCAATGGCTGAATGGATGGAGACTGATATACAAGAAGGAGTTATTCCAATAAATTATGGAGAAATATACATAAACAATTATCGTATAATTCAAGATAACTTATGGACTGTCTTCTTTAGTATGCAGAAAGAAAGAAAGATTCTACAAAAAAAGATTTCTAAGTTGGAATCTAAATTGGCTAAGTTAAATAAAGAAACATCTAAAATAAATTAATTATGGAACAAGCATATATAGCAATTTCTATGTTAATTGATGAGCGTATGGGAGAACCTTCCCATAACATCAGAATCTTACAAATGATAAGAGAATTTCAACATCGATATCCTGCTACTTATAAAGTGGTTTATTTGAGGTTGAAATTTATGGATAAATTAGATAACTTAGAAAGAATAGACGGAATCAGTAAAATATAATTAAAATAAGAGAGTGTTACCTAACTAACTGTAGAGTAGCGTAATTCTATAATAACTTAGATTATTATTGGCTCTCTTATTTAATAAACAAATTAAAACAAAATATTATGAAAGCAATAAAATTATTTATTAAGCAGGAATGGTTATTCCTCCTTAAAGCATTGACAATATCAACTATTTTTATGGCAGTATTATTAGGATACTGTTATATATTAACACATTAAGAAAAATATATCATATTAATTTAAGGTTATACTTGGGTAATATGAAATATTATTGCCCTCGTTAATCTTTAAAATAAAAATATAGGAACTATAGATTGCTCGTCTATAGTCAGATTTCTACTTTTCAACCATATCATCGAATAATATCTTTATAACGATTCGTTTGGATATCGTAAGAATAATAAATCTATTTCCTTTAACTGAAAGAGCACAAAAAAATCACATATAAAATATAAAACAAAAATTATGAAAACGATTGAAAATTTAGAACAAGGAGAAATGTTATTAGCTTCGGCTAAAAAAGTAAAAGGAGGAAAAATCCAATTACATTTTGCTCAAAAAATAGATAACCCTAATGTTAGACCTCAGTCTATAGTAGGATTATTAAATGCTTCAGATGATAGATTCACGCAAACAGGGAAACCTCGTCACGCTTGGGTATCTGCTCAACCTGAAGATGCAAGCAAATTGTTTGGATTAGATTTTTCTTCATTAACTGCTGAAGGGCAAGAAATGGAGATTAATAAACTAAGTCCTTCTATAAACGGTCAAGCACTTAATATTCAAATAACTGAGACTACTCAAGGAAATGAATATGAAGTTGCTAACTTTGAGACTATGGCTAAAAGAGCTGGTAAAGATGGAGATTATATCTTAACTAAAGGTGGCGAATACATTTATGTAAGAGCATCTGTAGTTCCAGGTAATCCTTCACACGCTTTCTTAGCAGATACAGTAAGAAGTTCTTCTTTTGTAGGAACTGATGCTGCAATTGAAGATGCAATAGGTTAAGCCTATTAATATCTATATAATTAAACACAAGGAACACTTAATTGTTGTTTCTTGTGTTTTTTTTATACATCGCTACATTAAATAAAGACACCTTAAAAAAAAATAAACAACCTTTAATACCTTAAAAATGATAAATACTAAAAACCTAACAAACCCAGAGAAAAATGAAACAATTAATCTTCCTAAAGTTCAAATGGAAGACATAGGATTATACATAAGAACTATACAATTAGATAACTATCCTGACAGCCCTACACAATTAGCATTGCTGATTACTGAAAATTTTAATGTATCTTGCACTCTAGAAGATATAATTAGATATGAATCTTTACATTTTATTCACGAAGACTATGAGAGAATATCAAGAGAAGTCGAGTATAATATGTATGAACAAGAACTTATATATTTACAAAATAATAAATAATATGAAAAATAATGCATTAGAACAATATGAAATATCTTTTGATGATTTTAAAGATTGGTTATTTTCTGATTCAGGAGATATTATCAATTTTGCATTATCAATTATACAAGATATGGTAGACTTAGAAGACAAAGTAATAATAACACCTCAATATTTATTAAGTTTTTGTGATGAACTTCCTAAAAGCCTTGTTAAAGGTTTTAAGGAGTCAGACAAATGGATAAATGCTGAGGAATGTAAATTTATAAAGTAATGAAATATAGTATGGAAAGACATAGTAGAAAAAGTAGTAAGGCATATAAAATTGCCTTACTATCTTTAATTTGGAATATAGTATTAACAATAATAATCTTATTACAATGAAAGAAAAAGAAAATGAAGAACATTTAAAAAAAATAAAAAAGAAAATACTCATAACAATTAAAATGAGGAAATTTATAATAAAAGAAAAACCTATTGCATATAAAGATGGATTTCTGGCATCAGGATGGGGAAGTGGATATGTAGCAGTGCCTAAAGAACATCCTTATTTTGAGAAATTTGCTGAGGAAATGGATATAGATATTCACGGAGGAATTTCTTATACTAAATATGGTACTTCTTTACGAGGGATACTTCCTAAATTTCAAACTGATAAATATTGGTTGATAGGTTTTGATACTTTTCACGCTGGAGATAATAAAGTGAATAAAAATGAAGAGTTTGTTAAACAAGAAACAGAGAGATTATATAAACAATTAACATCTGTAATATGAGATTTAGAGAATATCAAAGAGAATTATGGGTTAGAGGAAATGAAGTATATTCTTATGGTTATGTAATAGCTGTTATTGAGAATAAATTAATATATCCTGAAAAAAACCTAACAGCAAAAGGTAAGCAACATATAAGGTATGTTGCAGAACAATTAAAATTAATAATAATAGAATAATGTATAAAGTAACAAATGATTTAAACCACGATCAAGCCTTTTTTGATTCTGAATACCAAGCAGCAGTTTATATAGATGAATATCTTTCAAGAGTAAATGTATATCTTGAAGAAGATGAGAAATATCAAATAGATGATTTTGAAATAGAAGAATATTTTAGATGTGGATATTGTGGGGAAGAAATGACTGAAGGTAAATATTGTTCTAAGGATTGTTCAGATGCTGACAATACAGAAGGAGTATGAAATAAGCAATAGAAGTAATAAAAAAATAGAAATTATGGAAAAAGAAAAACAACTATTTATAATAGAAGGTTACAGGATATGGGCATATTCAAAAGAAGAAGCCCAAGAACATTTAAAAATAATAAAAAGAATATAAAAAATGACAGAAAAAGAAATTACAATTAAAATTAGAGTAGATGAAGAAAAAATATCCACATTATATCATAATTATGGTATAAACTATGATAGTGTGGAAGATTTTATACTTATGTTAATACAAAATATAGAAACCGATACTGAGTTTGATGGTTTTCCTGTTAATAGTATGAAACAATTTGGATATGAAATATTTTGCACATCTGATTAAAAATAAATAAATAAATAGAAATTATGGGACGATATTATAACGGAGATATAAATGGTAAATTTTGGTTTGCAGTACAAAGTAGTGTAGCACCAAGTAGATTTGGTGGTGAAGAATATGAACCATCATACATACAATATCATTTTGGAGAAGAACATTTAGAAGAAATAGAAGAAGAAATAAAGAAAATAAAAAAGTCATTAGGAAAATATAAAGAAAACTTTGATAAATTTTTTGAGAAGAATGATTTTTATAATGATGAAATGTTAGAAGAATTTTTTAAAGAAAAAGAAATAGAAACTAAAAATATAGGCTCACATTTAGAGAATTATGCAGATTTAGGATTAGGACAAGAGATTTTAGATTGTGTAAAAGAAAATGGAGAGTGTAATTTTGAAGCAGAAATATGAAAAAATTAAAATATTTATTAATAACAGATGAACAAAAAGAAAAGATAGATTTTTATTTAATGAGAAGAGTTCCTGTGAAATATGTAGCAATGTTAGTGAAATGCTCTGAAGGCTCTGTCTATAAACGAATGCCTCTTATTGATAAAGATTTATTAGGAGTTACCTTTGGACATAAAAATGAATCTTATTTTGAAGATGAAAATGATTATTATGGTAAAGATTTTAGTGATGATAATTATAATCAACTTAGTAAAGAAGAAAAAATAATATATAGAAAACTTAAATATAAAAAAAATTAAAAAATTAGAAGAATGATTTATTTAATAACAAAACAAAAAGAACTTTTTGAGACTACAGAATATAAACATTGTGATATAGAATATTCTTTAAAGTGTCTTAATAAATTAGAAAGTATCAGTTTTGATACTGAAACAAATGGCTTAGAACCTTATAAACATAAACTTATATGTATACAATTGGGAAATAATGAAAATCAATTTATAATAGATTGTAATACTATAGATATATTAGAATATAAAGAATTATTAGAAACTAAAGAATTGATAATACATAATGCTAAGTTTGATCTTGGTTTTTTATATCAATATAAAATAGTGCCTACTAAACTTTTCGATACTTTTTTAGCAGAGAAAATACTTACTACAGGCCTATCAAGAGCTCGTAGAGGATTGAATTATTGCGCTCTAAAATATTGTGATGTTAATCTTGATAAATCTATTAGATTAGAGATAGCAAAAGAGGGATTAACTACAAGAGTAATACAATATTCTGCTGATGATGTAAAATATCTTGAGATAATTAAAGATAAACAAATAGAGAAAGCAAAAGAAGAAGGATTATTACAAGCAATATTTTTAGATAATCATTATGTTAAAGTGTTAACATATATAGAACATTCAGGAATGTATCTTAATAAAGATATGTGGCAAACTAAATGTGACGAAGATAAAACAAGTATGCTAAAGATGAGAGGAGTATTAAATGATTTTATATTAAATGATTCTAAAACTTATTATAGGTATATTAATCCTCAATTATCTTTATTTGAAGAAGGCGTGCAATGTAATATTAATTGGAATAGCGAAAAACAAGTTATACCTTTAATGAAAGAATTAGGTATAGATACTAAAATAAAAGATAAGAAAACAGGTAAATATAAAGACTCTATAGATAAAAAAGTTCTTATTTCTCAAAAGAAAACTCATCATATTGTAGAAGATTATCTTAAATATAAGGAATATCAAAAAGAAGTTAGCACTTATGGAGAGAACTTTTTTGACTACATAGAACCTAAAACAGGAAGAATACATACTAACTATACTCAAATTATGAATACAGGTAGATTATCTTCTGGGCAAAAAGGAAGTCAAAAAAAGAATATAAATCAAAAACCTAATATGCAAAATATTCCTTCTGAAGATAGAACAAGAAATTGTTTTCAAGCACAAAAGGATAATACTTTAATTGTTTCAGATTATTCTGGACAAGAAAATGTAGTATTAGTGAATAAATGTTTAGATAAAGATCTTTTAGCATTTTATCGTGGTCAACATTCTGATATGCATTCTTTTGTTGCATCTAAAATATTTCCTGAATTAAAAGATTTGCCTTTATCTGATATTAAAAAGAAACATAAAAATTTAAGACAGATTGCTAAAGGAGCAGGATTCTCTATTAATTATGGAGGTGCTGGTATAACAATTGCACAAAATTTAAATTTACCTTTAGAAAAAGGAGAAGAAGTATATAAGTCTTATTTTAATGCTTTTCCTGGTCTTGCTAAATATTTTACTAATGAAAAAAAGAAAGCAGTAGAGAATGGTTATATATTATTTAATAATATAAGTGGTAGAAAATGTTATATAGATTATTATGATGAATTTAAAGAATTAGCTAAAAAAATAAATGTTAAAGGATTTTGGACTAAATATAAATTGGAAAAATCACAAAATTCGAGTATCTTTGTTAATGTTCTTAAGCCTTTAGTAAGAGAATATTTTATGAAAAGGGGAAATATAGAAAGAATGAGTTTAAATTACACGATACAAGGAACTTCTGCAGATATAACAAAATTAGCAGGTATATATATGTTTAGATATTTAAAAGATAATGATTTATTATTTAAAGTATTAATGCCTAATGTAGTCCATGATGAATTAATTATAGAATGTTCTACTGATAAAGCAGAAAGTTTAGCAAAGATATTACAAAATTGTATGGAAAGAGCAGGAGATAAATTTTGTAAAACAATACCTTTAAAAGCAGAACCATGTATAACTAAAATTTGGGCTCATTAAATTGACAATAATTAATGTTATGGATAAAGATAATTTTATAGAAAGAGTATCAATATGGAATTCTTATAGTATAATAATAGGAGAGTTTACTCTTGAAGATATTACAAAGGCAGGGGAAGATTCCTTATATTTTTCCCTGAATCCTTTTTCTTATACTAAAGAAGATATTCAATATGTTATTGATTATCTAGCGTCTATTGATAAATTTGAAGAATGTGCAGAATTGCAAAAAATAAAAGAAAAACATATTAATCCTACTAAAAAAACACACAATGAAAACAACAAAAAAAAGAAGTCTAAATGAATATAGACAATCAAAAGAGTATGGATATACTAATCCTACTACAGTAAAAAGAAATTCTATAGAAACTAGAATTATAACTTTAATAAAAAAATTTCCTAATAACTCAGAATTAGGAAAAGCTGTGCGCAGGCAGTTCACTATAACAGAAAGAGTGGACAATGAAGGTGTTGGATAGAACACAAAGACAAATTGAGGGATTACGTAAATGGCGAAATAATAAATTTAAAGGGATATTAAATTATCCTACAGGAACTGGAAAAACCTATACTGCGATTATGGGTATTAGAGGTCTAATACGTAAAAAAAGAATTAAAAAGGTATTAATAATTGTGCCTACTATTACATTAAAAGAACAATGGGAAAAAGAATTAAAAACTCATAAAATAATTAATGTAGCAGAGGTATTAGTAATAAATACTGGTATTAAAACTACTCATAAAGTAGATTTACTTATACTTGATGAAATTCATAGATATGGTGCTAATACTTTTAAAGAAATTTTTCAAAAAGCTTCTTATAAAGGAATATTAGGACTTACAGCAACTCTTGAAAGAGAGGATGGATTACATCAAGAAATTCTTAAATATCTCCCAGTAATAGATAAAATAACTATAAACGAAGCGTTAGAAAACGGATGGGTAAGCCCTTATAAGGTGTATAATGTAGCTGTTAATTTCACACCTGAAGAACGATTGGTATATAATAAAGCTGATAATTCTTTTAAGCATTTTGCTGCACAATTAGGTCGAGGAGCGAGAGCTTTTCAAACTGCACAGGAATGGATAAAATCTGGTGATAAACAAAAGCAAGGAATTGCTGGTGCTTATTATAATTCTATGAGAACTAGAAAAAAGATTTGTTTAAGTAATAAAAACAAAATAAATGCTGTAAATAGCATTATAGATTTGTTTCCTAACAGTAATGGCCTTATTTTCAGTGCTACTACTGAATTTGCAGACAGTCTTCAAGAAAAACTTGGAGGAATTGCTATGACTTTCCATAGCAAGCTTACAAAGAAACAACAACTTTATGTATTAAAGCGTTTTAAAGATAAGCGGACGAAAGTCCGTTTTCTTAGCTCCGTACAAGCATTAAATGAAGGATTTAATGTGCCTGAATGTTCTATTGGTATTATTGCAGGTAGTAATTCTACTAAAAGAACAATGACACAACAATTAGGCAGGTTAATCAGATTACAACCTGATAAACACGCTACTGTAATTAATTTATATACTCCATTTACTCAAGAACAAGTATGGGTAAATAAAAGAATGGAAGATATAAATCCAGATTTAATTACTAATTGTAGTTTAGATGAATTTATTAATAAACATATAATAACACAAGAATTATGCGAGATAATATAATAAATTGGATAAGTGAGTATGGACTTTATATATTTGCTCTATGGCTAATATTAATTTTAACATTATCAAAATGGTAATAGAAATTAATACTAAACATTTAGCAAATAATAAAATTACTCCTGATCAATATATACTTTTAACTCTTTTATATCATAAAGAATATGAAGATATAGAAAAGGTATTTGGTAGAAATAAGGCTATGACAGTTAGGAATAGTCTTATTTATACTAAGTATTTATTAAGTGCTCATACGAAATTTAAAGAAACAACCCTTAGTCAAAATGCAGTGAAAAAACTCTTAAGAATAAAAAGTGATAAAATTAATTTTTGGACTTTTTATATAGAATATCCTATTAAAGTAGGAAGTAGAGTATTACGAGCAGCTAGTCCTGATAGTCAATTAGCATTAAAACATGAGAAGAAATATTTAACAAAAATAAAAAATATTAAAGAACATAAACTTGCAATTAAAGCAGTAAATGCATATATTAGTCGTCAAAGATTAGTAAATAAATTGCAATATTTGCCAGCTATGGAAACTGTTCTTAATAATAATTTATGGGAACAATGGGAAGGATTTATTGAATCTACAGGTAAAGAAGGGGCATCTTGGAATACAACAACAATTTAAAATTAAAAAAAGATGAATAAAAGATTTAAAGAACATTTTAAAATAAATGGTGGAACATTTAAGACTCATGAAGATGAAATAGAAGCCTATGCGAAGAAAGTGGCAATAGATTTTTATACTTCTATTTGTAAATCAAAAAATATTATAGAAATTAAAGTTAAATATGATGAATTTTATAATGATAATAAAAACAATAAAAATGAGTAATTTTTTAACTGTATTAAAACAACAAACTCTTTTAAATGGTAAAAAAGAAGATAGAGGTTGGATTATTAAATATGATCATAAAGACAAAATTAAAGAAGTTAAACTTTTATATAATCCTGAAGAATATGATGGTTCAAGAACTATACTAAATGACGAACAAGTAATTGCTAAATTAACGAAAGAAAAATTATTAAAACAATGACACAAATAATAGTATCAATAATAATAGGCTATTTGATAATGTTTTATGGAGGAGTTATAGCAGGTAGAATGATTGAGAAAACATTAGAAAATACTTATGAAGTAAAAAAAAGTAATAAAAAAGAAACAAAATATGACGAAAATTAAGGTTTGGGACAATCTTAAAAGAGAAATAAACAGAGGAAAACAAGGCTTTAATAAAGGTCTTACAATGGGATTTGAAAGATTAGATAATCATATTAGTAATATTCAACAAGGAAGATATACTACTGTCTCGGGTGCTACAGGAACAGGTAAAACTGCTTTTGTAGATTCGGCATTTGTATTTCATCCTTATGATTATATTCAAACTAATGGATCTTTTTATGAACTTGAGATAGTTTATTATTCTTTAGAGATTGAGCCCGTAGTAAAATTAGCAAAATTTGTTGCTAGAAAAATATGGGAAGATCACGGTATGCTTACTAATGTTAATGAAATATATAGTAGAGGTAAATTAAAAATACCACCAAAAATAGCAGATATTATAGATTCTTATGAAGAATATTTTGCTATACTACAAGAAAAAACATTATTTTTTAGAAGTAGTATGAGTCCTAATTATTTATATAAAGATATGATGGGCTATGCAGAATCACGGGGAAAATTTATTAAGGATAAAAATGGAATAATACAAGAGTATATTCCTAATAATCCTAATTTAATAACTTTAATAGTAGTAGATCATATAGGATTAATTGACAAAAATAAGGAAGATAAAACAAAAAAAGAAGCTATTGATAGAGCATCTAAAATATTAGTGTTTTTCCGAAATATATGTAAATATAGTCCTGTAGTAGTATCACAATTCAATAGAGGAATAGAAGGAATGGATAGAAAAGAAAATAATAGTCAAGAACCACAATTATCTGATTTAAAAGATTCTGGTTCTACACAAGAAGATGCAAATACTGTTATTGCTCTTTTTCATCCTTTTAAATATGGTATGGAAAAACATAGAGGATATCCTATAATAAAATTACAAAGAAATTATAGGTCTGCCCATATATTAAAAAATAGAGATGGTATGGCAGATTTAGTTGTAGGACTTCACTTTATAGGAGAAGTAGGAAAATTTAAAGAACTACCTCCTGCTAGTGAATTAACAGAAAATTCTGCATTATTAAATAAAATAATAAATTATGGTAAAAGAATTACATGATTGGGTAAAATTAAAATTAACAATGTATCCTGAACTACGAGACTCCAATGAACGTTTATATTATAATTACTTAAGTGATTTAGGTTATAATATGGATACTTCTATTAAAAAGTTTCTTAAAGATATGGAATGTAGAAATATTCCATATATAGATTCTTTTGGCAGAGCAAGTAGAAAAGTCCAAGAGGAACATCCTCATCTTAGAGGTAAATTATGGGGCAAAAGAAAAAAGAAAATGAAAGATGTAAAACAAGAAATAAAGACTATGTAATATTTGCTTATTACATAAAGTTTTTGTATATTTATATCGAGGTTAAACAATTAAAAAACAAATATTTATGGCACAATTATGCTTCCTGGTTGGAAAATCAGGTATGGGGAAATCTACGTCAGGTAGAAACTTAAATCCCGAAACAACACTATGGATCAACACTGATCAAAAATCCTTACCTTTTAAGAAGTTTGGTGAGAAATACAATGAGACTAAAAAGAATTATCTGAAAAGTTCAGATATGCCTTCAGTTATGAATGCTTTAAAAGAAGCACATAAAAATTCCAAGATAAAAACTATTATTTTAGATACTTGGACAAGAGTTATGACAGATTATGTAATGAGTCCTCAATTCAGAGCTACTAAAGGTTTTGAAAAATGGGGAAAACTTTCAGGAAGTCAATATGACTTATTGAATACTATTAATGAGAAATTAAGAGATGATATTATAGTATATTTACTATGTCATCCTGAAACTCACTATGATGAAGATGGTTTTCCTTTAGAAAGGATTGTAGTTCAAGGAAAACAACTTGAAAAATATTGTCCTGAAAGTTTTGCTACAATGGTATTATATGCTGATATAGAAAAAATACCAGGCAAACCAAATCGTCATATCTTTAGGACAGTTAATACAGGAACTAATACTTGTAAAACTCCTATGGAAATGTTTAAAGAAGAAACAATAGATAATGATCTAGTTAAAGTAAATAATTCAATCGTAGATTACTACGACATTTAATAACCCATAAAAAAAATAAAAAATATGGAAACACTAACGTGGGGAACGCCTTCCCTGAGAACAAAAAAGGTAGAAAAGTATACTACACCTGTAGTAACAATGACAGCATTAACTAAAAAAGGTGCTGGAAGAAAATTCACTTTTAATAAAGCGGCACAAAAAGCTTTGAATCTAGAAGGAGGAGTAACTAATCTTGCTTTTGGTTTTGGAGAAACTACTAATCATATAGTAATAGCTACTTTTGAAAGTCCAGAAGCTCATACTTTTATGATAAATAAAAGTTATGGAATGAGTGATAAAAAGACTTTTGATTATATTGTGAAAAGATTAAATCTTAATACAGATGTAGAAAATGAATTACATTTTGTATTTGATAATGAAAATTTAGTTTTTAACAGAACTACTAATACTAATAGTAATGTAGAAGTTGCTGTAGAAATGGTTGAAAAAGCTAATGAATTAGTAAAAGAAGTAACAAGTACTTCTGAAAATTCTGTAAAAGACGCATCTTTGGATTTAGATGAACAATGGTAAAAATAAAACAAATAAATAAATAAATATGATTAATTTAAATGACAATACATTTGATGGAAATGCAAATGTAGCTATTTTTAATAATGGCGAAGCTGGTGTAGTAGAAAATGTAAAACTTTCTGTATATAAGAAAGGTAATGATGATAAAGAAAATGCACCTGATTATAAATTAGTGTTTACTGACACTACAGGAGCATCGGTAAATACAGCATTTTGGACAGTAACGGAAGATACTGAATATGCTACAATAGAACAGCAAATAAAGAAACAAGGTAAAATGCTTAAACATGTTATTCATGCTGTATATGGTGCGGATTATGAGTTCCCTCAATATCCTAATCCAAAAGCAATGTTAAGTGGAGTTATGAAACTTGTTAAAGAAGGAACAGGACAAAATTCATATAGAGTATTTGCTAACTATGGTTCTACTATGGGAGTAAAAGCATATATTCAAGTTCGCTCTTGGGTACCTTTTATGGAACCGACAAGTGTAACTACAGAAGACACAAGATTAACTAGAGGAAATATCGATGCTATGGAAAGATTAGTAGAAGATACAGTTACTAGTAATAGTGTTGCTACTGCAGATGCAGGAGACGACTGGTAAAAATTTTCATCCATTTAAGGGAGGCAGAAATGTCTCCCTTTTTTATTAAATAGAATATGAAGAAAAATATTAACTTAAATTCTATAATATACAATGAAAAATTAACAAGAGACGATATATTAGAATTAATATCTCAAGAAGATATATTTACTTATTACATAGGAGAGAAAATATCAATAAAAGAGACTTATAATAGTCCTCTTAGAAATGATGATGTTCCTTCTTTTAGTTTTTATTATCGAAGAGATAATTCAGGTATATTGATGTTTTATGATTTTGGAACAAAAGAGTGTGGAGATTGTATAGTATTTATTACTAAATTATTTGGACTTACTTATGGAAATGCTTTATTAAAAATAGCTTATGATTTTAAGCTTTCTGATATTTATATATCAGCAGATAAACAAAAAAAATTAAAAAAGAATACAAAAATTATTCAGAATAATTCTGTAAAAATAGGAATTAAACGTAGAAGATGGCAAATGCAAGATGCTAAATATTGGAAAATATTTGGTATATGTAAAGCCACTCTTGAAAAATATAGGGTAGCTCCTATTGAATATGTATTTTTTAATAATAATCCTAAAAAAGTAGATAAACTTACTTATAGCTATCAAGAATATAAAGATGATATTATAACTTATAAAATATATCAACCTTATAGTAAAAAGTATAAGTGGATGAATAATGCTAATTATACGGTTCATCAAGGATATAGACAACTTCCTGAAAAAGGAGAATTACTTATAATTACTAAATCACTAAAAGACGTAATGAGTCTTAAAGATGTGGTAGGAATTAATGCTATTGGATTACAATCAGAATCCGTTAATGTTAAATCTAGTGTAATAGAAGAATATAAAACACGATTTGATAAAGTGTTATGTCTATTTGATAATGATAAACCAGGTATAAGATTTTCTGAAGATTTTCACAAAGATCATAAATTACCTTATTTTTTTATGCCAAATATTGAAGGAGTTACTGACTTTTCAGATTTGGTAAAAATTGTAGGCGTAGAAGAAGCAAAAAAAATATTTAAAAAAATAATAGAAAATGAAATTAAATAAAGATAAACAAATACCTTTTCAAACTAATACTGTTTTTGAAGGATACGATGCAAAAATCAGTTCTACTGATATGCATAAATTATGGGATTTATTACAAAATCCTTATAAAAACCCTATAGGGGCAATAGTTAGAGAATATGTAAGTAATTCTTTTGATGCTCATGAAGAAGCTAATTTTATTAAAAATAATAATATTGAAGATATTCGTAATGAATATTCTATATATCAAGATATAGAAGACACAGAGATATTAAAATTAAAAGAAAATTTAAACATTTATGATAATGATGCTGTTCATGTTAGTATAGCAAAAGATCAAAGTGGTTGGTATTGGAGCACTGAAGATTTTGGAGTAGGTCTTTCTATGGAAAGAGTAAAAGATGTATTTTGTAGCTATTTAAAATCTACTAAGGAAGATACTAATAATGTTATTGGGGCTTTTGGAATAGGAAGTAAATCAGGATTATCATATACTGATGTAGTATATATAAGAACAAGATATAATGGAATAGAATATCAATATCTTCTTCGTAAAGGAGAGAAATCTCCTAGATTAGATAAAATACTAGAGGAAACTACAGAAGAAAGAAATGGAACTCAAATTAAAATATATCTTAAAGAAACTAAAGGAAGGTGGGGATATACTGAATTAGATGATAAACGTTTTAAAGAGGAATGTGAGAAACAATTAGCATATTTTGATAATGTTTATTTTTCTGGTTGTGGTGTAAGGAATGATTATAAACTAATACAAGGAGATGTTTGGAAAAAAAATAATATGATAGCTCCTTTTAGTGGGCTTCATATGTGTGTGGGAAAAGTAGCTTATCCTATTGATTGGGATACTTTAGGAATAAAAGCTGTAAATTTTCCAGTAGCACTTAAGTTTAAAATAGGAGAATTAGATATTATTCAAACTCGTGAAGATGTTAAATATACCCCTAAAACTAAACAAGTTATTTTTGATAAAATAGAAATGTTAAAAAAAGAATGGACACAAAGATGGGAAAAAGAGAATGATTTGGAAACTGATGATTTTTTATATTATTTAAAAAATATAAATAACACTCCTATTGTTAAATATGAAGAAATTTCTTTTAATCTTCTTGATTTATTTGAATCAAAAGAAGAATTAAAATGGTTTGAATTTATGCCTTTCAAAGATTCTTTAATAAATATACCTTCTCAACCTTTTTTTGATTATGAAAGTAAAAAAGTAATTCGTAGTTCAGGATTACGACAACATTCATATGGAGTAAAACATATATTTTCTAATTGTTGTGTTTATAGAATTAAAGATAAACACAATTCTAAAAAAAGTAAATATATTTATCATAAAGTAGAAAATAAAGATGTATATCTTATTAGAAAAAAACATAAAGCATATAATCGTCTTTCTAATTATATTACATATTTAGGCCTTAAATGGGAAGATAGGGCATTTTGGAGAAAGAATATTATTCTTTATCAAGATACTGTAATGAAAACTTTTCTTAAATTTACTAAGTCTTACGATAGAGTAGAAGTTGATAAAATATGGTTAAAAACTACTTATGATAAATCTACTAGAGTTTATGATAATACAAAAATAATTGCTAAAGAATTAACAAATTATTATTCACAAGGTAGAGCTTATAATTATATAAGAGCGGAAATATATAAAAAAGAGATAGAAGAAAATCAAAAAAGATTAAAAATTGTAGGAACTCATGATGACCGATATCAAATTAGAAAAATAGCTTTATTATATGAAAAAGTTACTTCTTTAACAATTGGAAGTAATAAGATGAAAGTTTATACTGTGGCACCTACTAATATGAAATATTTTAAAAATATAAAAAATACAATTACAATGAAAAAATTTATCAGTGAAGATAATAAAATATTTAGAAAAGCAATGACTTGTTTAAAAATACAACAAGATGAAAAATTCCAAAAACTTTCAATTTTAATAGCTCAAAGTGAAGGAAAAAACTGGGAAAATATTTATTCTAAATTGGCAGATAATATAAAGATAATTGAAAAATTTTTATTTCAATATAAATCGCAAAGGTATGGTGAGTTTAATAGTAGTTTTTTTACTGAAACTTGTTATAATATTGCAGTAGAAAATAATTGGTTTGATGAAAGTATATTAGATATAGTTAATGAAATAATTAATTATTTTAATGGATTAGATTTACTTTATCATATAGATTATAAAAATGGAAATTTTCCTACATTAATGATAGCAAAATATATTCGTGATTATAATAAAGCCAATCGTAATATTAAAGAATTTAAAAAAATAAATTCTTATTATTATGTAATGTTTAATAATCAAGAACAAGAATGGTTAAAAGATAATAAAGAAGAATATAAATTTATTCAAGAGAAACAAAAACAAATTAATAATTTAAAAAAAGTAAGTTAAAATGATAGAACATGAAGATTATTTCGGAAAAACAATAGAAGTAGGGGATAGAGTATTACGCCCTTATTCTTCTAAATTTAATGAAGAAACAATAACAAAGATGACACCAAAATCTGTTTATATATATAGGCCAAAAACTAAATGGACTAAAACAGATTTAAGATTATCTATAAATAAATGGTGGACAACTAAAAATTTAATTAAATTAAAAAACAACAGCAATGATTAAAACAACAAGAGTGGGAAATACAGTAGTATGTTTCCTGAATGGTACAATGTATCAAAGAACATTTGAAAATGAGAAAGAATTAATATCTCTTTATGAACTTATTATGAAAACTAATGAATATGATGATGATGAAATAGAAATATTAAAAACAGCACTTATTCCTCCTAAAACTGATAGTGAAATTAAATTAGAATTTGAATTTGAGAAAAAACAAAATCTATTTAAAAATCAAGAAAAATTAGATAATTGGATGAAAGAAATTCGTGAAGAAGGGTATGATGAGGAATTTAGAGTAGATGGTTTAGAATTATATATGAAAGGAATTAATATTCCTATTCCTCAATTTTTAGCTATGGAATTTGCTAAAGAAAGAAATAAAGATTCTTTATTAAATTTAAAGAATTTTTGGAGATTATTAGCATTAAATCCTGATACACATTGTAGGGAAGATTTATATGGTTTTTTACAAAAGAATAAATTAAGTATAACTCCTTCAGGTTGTTTTTTAGCATATAGAAATGTTAAAACTAAACAAAAAGGTAATAAAGAGTTAAATGAATTTATTTCTAAAGAATGGGCTAAAGTACTTAGTTGGCAATTAAGTCCTAAAGATTATAGTATTTATCAAAAAAGAGAATCAGTAGATGTTGAAGGAACTGTTAGTACAAAATATTATACTGTTCCTAATTCTTCTAAATTTAAAAATTCTGTAGGAAGTGATGAACAACAAATTACTTATATATCAGATGATGGAGAAGAATTAAAATACACTATATATAATGCTGCTCCTTCAGATGCAGATCCTCATAGAGGAGAAATATTTGTAGCAAATCTTCATGATGCATATACTGGATTAAGTGATCCAAATACTAATCAAACTATTTATACTGATGGACATTCAGGACAAATGAGAATTAATATAGGAACACCTGTGAGTATGCCTAGAGAACAAACAGATAGAAATAGAAAGCATACTTGTTCGAGAGGACTTCATGCGGCTAATTCCGATTGGTTAAAATCAGGTTATTTTGGAGATACTGGTTTAGCAATACTTATAAATCCTATGAATGTTGTTGCTTGTCCTTATAGTGATTCAGGAAAACTTAGATGTTGTGAATATATGCCTGTAGCAATTATAGATTTTAATGAAGAAGGAGATGTTATACCTTTTGACGCTACTACTATAGATATAGAATATGCTGAATATACTCAAGAACAACTTGATAATTTAATTACTGAAAGTACTTTTAGTTCTTTTGAAAAACAAGAAATAATAAGTGCAGATATTAATTTTGACGAATTTATTGATATAGTAGAAAATTTAGATAAAGCTTTATCAGAAATGACTGCTGTGGTTAATAATCGTATAAAAGATGTATAATGAGTATTAGTGGAGTAAGATTAGAATTTCCTGAATTTATTACTCATATACCTCAAAGTAAAAACAAGTGGATTAAAATAGGTTATAATAAAATATATAGTTCTTCACATTATACAGTAAGAGCTGCTTTTGTAGCGGCTCTTCATAAGTATATAGAAAAACATATACCAAAAAATTTAGCAGTAAATACGCCTATAGCAACACATCTTGAGGTACACGTCCCTATTAATTATGGAAATGTTAAATCATTGCGTGATAAAAAAACAGGAAAAAGAAGAATTAATTGGAAAAAACCAGCTAAAGATCATAAACCTAATTGGGATATTGGTAATTTAGCATTAGTATGGTTAAAATCTTTAGATGATATGTTAGTTAAAAAAGGAGTGATTCCTGATGATACTATAGAATATTTAACAAAGAGTACATATGAGTTTATTCCTACAGAATTCTTAAATGAAAGAAAATTAATATATATTATTAAAACAATTAAATAAATGAATAATTATAAAACAATAAATAAATTAAATCAAAGTTTGCTTAAGGAAATATTAAAAAGTCCTCAAGCATTTTTGAGAGCAAAAGAAAGGTATCAATCTGATGAGGGAGTAATAGCCCCGCATTTTGTATTTGGTAGTTTAGTAGATCATCTTATTACAGAAGATCATAATACTTTTGAAGATATCTTTTATCTCACTTCAGAAAGTTCTTGTAGTGATACTATTATAAAAGTAGTTACACATTGTTTCGAAGAAAATCCTACGGGAAAACTAGAAGATCATTATGAATCAATAGTAAGAGGATGTGGATATGAAGCATATGGGCAATCTTGGAAAGAAGAAACTCGAGTAAAAAAAGTAATAGAACAAGGTTCTGAATATTTTAATATGTTAATAGAATCTGCAGGAAAAACAATAGTTTTTGGAGAAGAGTATAATAAAGCACTTATTTCACATGCTAGTTTATTATCGGATCCTTATACAAGTAAATATCTAAAACCTAATAATAATCAACAATTAATTAAAAAACAAATTGTAGAGTTTACTTATAAAAGTATAGAACTTAAAGGAGAGTTAGATTTAGTTTTTATAGATCATAATAATAAAACAATAACTCCTATAGATGTAAAAACTATTGGAACAAGTGTTTATCAATTTCCTTTTAATTTTTGGAAATTTAGATATGATTTTCAAGCAGCAGTATATACTTATGGTATAGAATGCACTATGAATAAATTAATAAATCAAGGATATGTAATAGATAATTTTAAATTCTTAGTAGTAGAAAAAGAATCTCAAAATACTCCTTTAATATATAGTATAGACAATGATGTATTAGAAATAGGTATGAATGGCGGCTCTTTACCTTCTGGAAGATCTTATGAAGGTTTCGAACAGGCTATTAATAAGTATTTATTTCATATTGAAAAAAATGATTGGTCATATCCTATGGAATATTATAAACAAGGCGAAATTACTATTGATTTGTAGAGAGTGAATTACGTTAAATACACAAAAACAGCTACTTTTCTTTTTCCATTATTGGAAATACCTAAACAACTTTTTACTTGTGATGTTAAAAATGTATTTGGTAAAACAATGATGACTACTAGATTTTATAACAGTTATATAGGAGATAATGAAATAAACAATTATATAGAAGGATTTATATTTGTAGTAACTAAAGCACATCAAGATATTGATTATGTTAGTTTCTACGATACAATGATAGCTTTTGAGAACTATGTTGATGATTATGAAAAGGGAAAATATTCGGTATTTATTTATACAGTTACTGAAAAATTTCTACCTGATTATCAATTAATTTTAGAAGGAAAGTATTCTAAAATTTCTTCAGAAGCTAAGAAAGTAATACTTCAAAATCATTTTTTCTCAGGAAAACCTTATACTATTCCCTTAATCTTTAATAAATCCACTTCTCTTAAAGAGAGTTGGGAAAAAAGAATAGGAGAAAGTATAGGTAGTCTTGATGTATGGCCTATTATAGATATAGAAAAAGAAAAGTTTTGTGGGCGCGACCTTGAAGATTTAGTAAAGGAAGAGCAAATAGATATTAAAACAATAATTAATAATGAATAAAAAAATAAAAAAAATATGGGAGCAACATTAGAAAGAAATGTAGCCACAGGCAGAACAGTAGAAGCTGCCTTTAAAGGACTACAAGAAGCATTAAATATAGATTACGGTACAGAATATTATCAAGGACATCAAGGCACTAATGCTTTAAATACTGATAAAATATTTAAAAATGAATCAGAAGTATTACGTTTTATGGAAGATCATAATTACTGTAAAGGAACTTCTTTTGCATATGAAATACAAAAACCTATAGTTAATAAAAATACTATAAAAACTACAGTAACAAGATTTCCTAATAAAGAAACTCGTAAATGGGAAACTGTATACGTAGGAGTAGTATCTAGTTACTTTGATAAATATCATCATATAGAAATAATAGAAGCTAAACAGGCTGATGCTATTGCTAAAGCTAGATTATATGTAGAAAAGAATCCTGATGTTACTATAAAAATAGAAATAAGGAAAAAACTTATAAATAATAAAACACTATGTGCAAAAATTGAATATAAACCCTCTAAAACCGAACGATTAGGACGTTGGGGATTTATAGGATATTGTGCATGTTAAGAAATAAAGAATATTGGGTAGCTCAACTTGGTAAAAGTTGGGCTCTCAGTTTAAAAGATACATTACGAAGTCCTTATATGAGTAAGTTAATGGATTTTTTAGATATAGAATATGCTATGAATACTGTATATCCAAGCAAAAAAGAAATTTTTCATTGTTTTACTGCATGTCCTAGAAATAAAGTAAAAATAGTGATATTAGGAAATTTCCCAGAAGAAGGGGCCAATGGTCTTGCTTATGGGGATAACAGTGGTAATTATTATTATAATGATGCTATTGGTAATATACATTCTTTTATAGAAAGAGAGTATTATGAAGGACTTAATATGAATTTTGATTTTTCACTTAATGAATGGGCAAAAGAAGGAATATTACTTTTAAATCTTGCTCTTACAGCAAGAAAAAATGGCCCTCATTATAAACAATGGAAAAGATTTATTAAAGTTGTTATAAATGAAATAAATGCTATTCCAGGACTTATAATAGTATTGTGGGGAACTAAGTTACAAAAACTAGCACCTTATTTTAGTGAACATCATCATTTGATAGTTGAAGAACATCCTTCTTATACAGAAAGGAGAAATATAGTTGATTGGAAAACTAATACATTTACTGAAATAAATCGTATATTAGCTGAAAATAATAATGAAACTATTATATTTTAATTAAAGAAATTGATTAGGTTTTTTTAAGGTTAACCTAATCAAATAAGAAGTAAGAGGTAGTTCTGTGTGTTCTGCCTCCTCTGCTTTTAGTTTTTTTTAGTAGTCGACTTTCTATTATTCTACTTTTACTTGTTTAATTAATTTGAGTCTATAAAATTTACCTACTTCTAATTTTTCTTTAGTAAGGATTACTTCAACTTTATTATTTTTTGGATTATGCATATGATACATATGTAAGTCAAGTTCAGAAACAACTTGATATTTAGAACATCCTGCCGATATTAATAGGAAAGATAATATTACAAACCACTTTTTTATTTTATTCCACATTGTATATTTTATTTTTTTAGAATTATTTATCGAATACAGTACTTCCTGTTCTATATAGCCTAATTGCTTGAGAAGTTCCAGGTAATATTTGTCCAAAATGTACTAAACCTTTACTCTCTCCTTTAAAAGGTCCCCCACGGAAGACATCATTTTTGTCATCATCATCAAAGAAACTACCTACATCTCCAGCAAAAACTGCAACATCTTCTATTAATTGTGCTAAAGGCACAGCAGTTTTAGTAAGTTTCTTAAATTCTAAAGGATTAGTATAAAAGCCTATATCTGTTTGCAATCTAGTAGTTTGATTTAATAAAAAATTAGCTATAAATGATTTTTTACCTTCTTCATCATCATCATCTATTAATACTGCTCTTAATAATAAAGCAATTCCATATAATGCAACATACATATATAATTCTGTCATGTTTTTACGCATATTAGCAGCATCTAATTTAGTAAAACGATCACCAAATTGAGTATCTTTAAATGCTAATTTTCTAACTAATTGTTTAAGAGTAAATAAAACATCAGAAATACCACTTTGTTCTGATTTTATTCCAAAAGCCATTCCTGCAAGATATCCTACACCTCCTCCTATTAAAGTACCAATTCCTGGTAATATTGTTGAACCTACTACTGCTCCTGTAGTTGCTAGTTGTCCTTGACTATAACTTCTATATCTTCCTTTTCTTTCATATACTTCATCACTTCCATAACTAAGAGCATAATCAGGTTTATATTCTTCAAATCTATTGGCAAATCCTTCGAACATCCAAGTACGAAATTGAGAAAGCGCTCTTCCCATAAAAGTTTCCTTAGCTTTTAAAGGATTATTATAATCACCATGATTCATTTCTATCACTCTTCTAATCTTTCTTACTAAATCTGTTTCAGGACCTGGTAAAGTATATTCTTCTTTTAGATTACCCTCAACATCATATGCTTCCCAAACATTTACTTCATTGCCGTCAGCATCTTTTGCTTTTAAATTCATCATTACTGCTATCATAGTAGGAGCATAATTTAAATACTCAGAACGCTCTTGAAGAGTCATAGGACCAAATTTAGCAATACCTTTACTAAAAGAAGATTTACTACTTAAGTCATAGAGTTCTTGATTAGAAGTTTTTAATAAATCCCATTGATCCATTAAAGTTCTTATTTTTAAAGCAGCTCCATCAACACCTTTCCAAGATTTCATTCCTGGAATATATTCTGAAAGATTTTTTCCTACTGAATTTAGAGTAAGTAAATACGCCTTTCTCATCTGTTCTCCAGTATAATTTCTACCATCAGCACTTTCTATAATATTAGAAATTACTCCAAAACCTATATTAGAAAATGCTGAAAAAACATTCCACCCTAATCCTTTATAAGTCATAAATTTAAGAGCAGCATCTCCTACGCCACTTCCTGTTACTACACTTCCTAAACCATCTATTTCTTTTTGTAAAAATTCTTTTTGTTCTTCAGTAACAGCTCCTTGTAATAATTGTTCTAATTCAAGTTTTCTTTTATTTTCTTCCGAAGAGTATAATTTCTTTTTAGAGACTCCTTCTACTTTACGTGCTCCTATACCATAATATTCTGAATCTAAATAAAACCTTAACATTCCTTTATAGTTTGCTAAACCATCTTCAGTAATTATCTCTTCAGTTTCATTATTTCTTCTTTTTGCTATTCCCCCTTTATTTTCTACTATTTGTTTTTTATTATTAAATAATTGTTCTGCTAATTTAATTTGAGGTTCTATAAAACTTTTATGTTTAAAAGCTAATCCCATCATAGAATATGCTTTCATTATTTTTACTAAATCCCAAGATTTTTGTTTAGATAAATAATCTTTTGCATCTTCTTTAAAAGCATTTATTTGCTCAATAGTAGGTTTTTTTCCATTATTTTGTTCAAATTCAATAATTTTTGTTTTAACAATATCTAAAACTTGAGCATTAGTATCAGCTATAAATTGTGTTGCTATTTGTTTTTCTCTAAGACCTGTTCTAGGATTTTGATCACTATGATCTATTTCTGCTAAATCTGAAGTAGTAACTAAAGATTTCATTTTATCCCAAAAAGGAATTACTCCCATCATCATACCTTTTTCACTAAACTGATCCATTAGGCTTTTCTGAATAGTAGGAAGAATATTAATTCCAAGTAAATTTTGTTTACTTTCAGGAAAAATATATTTTAATTCATATAAAGTATTAGTAATTAATTCATGAAAGGCTAATAAATCTTCATTGGCTTCTATTTCTTCAAAATTCTTATCATACCATGCAGTTTCACTACCGTTTTTACCGAATTTTTTAGGTATTTGATAAGTATATTCATAAATACCTTTAGGTATATAGTAGGATATCCCATCAGATTTTTTTCTCATAGCAGGATTTTCTGCCATATCTAATCCCCAATAAGGAGAATGTTCTTTATTCCATTCTTCAAATAATGTTTTTTGTTCTTCTAAAGAAAGTTCAGAAGTCGTAATCTTTGACCACATTACATCTCTTTGTAATTTCCATTTCTTAAGTTTCTTTTCAAGCATATCCATATACTTCTCAAAACCTTTTTCTCCTAAATGTGATTTTAATGTTGTTATATGAGCTTCTTTTTGTTTTTCACTTTTAATAACTCTTTTATATAAAAATTCATTAGGAACTTGAGAATCTTCTAAAAAACTATCTTCAAATAATAATCTAACATCCATATTGATAGTATTATTATCTATCCAATTGTAATACTCATCTATATTTTGTTTTTTATATACTTGTGCTCCTGATGCATCTCTTTGATGAAATGCTTTATTAATAAGATTAGCACGCACTTTAAAAAACTCATCAGAAAATCTATTAACTAATTTTCCAGTTTCTTTACCGTCTTTAGTTAATTGTTTAAATTTATTATAATTGTTTAATTTTTTAATTACTTTATCTCCTAAAGAATCTAAACCTTTCCAAATTTTATCTGCTTCTTTTTTTGCTAATATATTAGCAGTTTCTACTGCTCCCATAATACTTTGTAGTAAAGCATCTTCTGTTCTACTTAAATTTAAAGTAAGAGAATGTACTTTATTAATATCTTTAAGATTTTTAAAAATTTCTTCTTTCGTTAAATTTTCATTAGTATATTTTCTAACAAAAGTTGTCATTTGCTCCCTAGCAAGTATTAATAATCTTCTTTGAATTTCTTCAGCTTTAATTCTACGTAAAGAAAAAGCATTAATAATCTCAGGAGTATCTCGCTCTTCTTCATCTAATAAAATATGTCGTCCAGGCTCTTTAGTATTATCTCCTGCTACTATCCATAAATCAGCTGCTCGTAATCCATATAAAATATCAGAGTAACTAATTATAGGTTGTTCTAATACTTTTTCTAATTCTGCTAATTGTTCATCAGCCATTTCTAATACCCCTTCAAAATTTTCTATAGTAGATGCTTTTACTTTACTAACTTTAGTTTTTTCTATAAGCCTTTCTATAGTATTTTTTTGTGTTTGTAATATTTTTGACTCACTAATAGTAGTAACTTTAGCTAGTTTATCTTTTATCTCATTATACCTAGTCTTTAATGCTTTTAATTTTTGAGTAGTAACAGCTTCTACTTCTGAAGAAGCAGCATCAATTAAAAAATCAGTATCTTCGAATAAAGATTGTTGAATATCTTTAAGAGGTGTTTCTCTAACAATAGGCCCATCTAATTCCTCTACTCTAAAAATTTCAGAAAGTTTCGCATTTCTTTGTCTTTTCTTTTCTTGATTAACAGGTAAATAATTATATCGCATAGTTATTTCCCAAGTATTTCCCCAAGCAAGTTTCTTAGTAAAAGAATGTGAAGTATTATTAATACTATTATATTTAGCAATTCTCCCACTTAATGGTCCAAAATTTTCAACATGTTTCTGAAAACCTATTCCTTTTTTTATTTCAGTAGCTGTTTTAATATTAGGAATTTTACCGCCTTCCATAGTATATGTTATGTGAGCTAATTTTTCACCTACTTGTTTAGAGAATTTTTTCCATTCTTTAGTTTTAAGATGAGCATTTAGATCATCTGCATCTATAGAAAAATCTATTTGAAAAGCCTTTGAAAAAGTTTTTGAAGAAGATAAATCTACTTCATTCCAAGTATTACCCTGTTCATCAGTAACTTTTTTTACATCATATAATTTATTAAGAATATTAGTAACTTTATTAGTATAAAAAGCTTCTATAGGTTTAAGTTTCTCAATACCTTGAGATTTCATTTCTTGTTTTTCAGCTTCTAATTTTACTTTTTCATTTTTAAAATGATCTCTCGCAAAAGCTTTATCATATTCAGCTTTATTTATAGGTGATAAAGCTCCAAAAGGATCATCATTTTCACCTTTATAATATTTATTTTTTTGTATTTGATAATTATAAGAATTTATAGTAAAATTTTTATAATCTTTTTGCGCTAATATTTTTTCTAAATTAGCTAATTGATTATTAATACCTCTAATCTCATCAGCAATAGTTTCATGCCCTTCTACTTTAGCAGCAGTTTCACCTGTAGGGAATAATACTTTCTCATAACCTTTTTTAATACTATCTTGTACTATAGATTGTATGAAGAAATTAACCCAATTACCTTTTTTGTTTAGTAATTGTAGAAATTGGTTTTGTTTGTTTAACTCTTCATCCTTAGCTAAAGATTGATATTGTTTTTCATATTCTTGTTTACTAATGGTTTCTTCTTTTACAGTTTTAGGATTAGTACCCCAAAAATCTATCTCTTGAGTATTATCTACTTTAGATTTTACATAATATTCATTTGTTTCACCTGTATCTTCATTTATAGATATTTTAGCTTCATATTTAACATCACCTATAAAAAACCTTTGCTGGTCTTCTTTAGATAAATCTAATTTAGGTTTGATTAAACCTTTCTTATCTCTACCTTTCTGAAATAAATCAGATTGTACTTCTAATACTCTACGAGTTTTACTACCATATTTATCATCACTCCTAAACCAACCTATACCTTCATCAGTGCTAAATTGTGCATGTCCTTTAATATTAGGTTTAATTGCAGGTGTAGATATCTCATTTTCTGTGTAGTTAGTACCTCCTGGTACTGTTAGATTGGCATAATGTTGAGTAGGTGTTTTATCATTAATATTTATTAAATCAGTATGTATATTAAATAATGGTTTTACTCCATTGGGATTAGTTTCTGGGTCATATTCGTTTTCTAATGGCTGCAAGGTATATAAGTTTTTACCCTCTTCATCTATGACTTTATATTTATCAGAATATCCATCAACAGTTACGATATCATTTTTTCCAAGAACCAAATCCCCTCCATAATTAATATAATTTTCTTTAGTAGCAGTATTAACTTCAACAACAAAACTATTATCAGCTAATAAAGATGTTATAATTTCTTCTCTATTAGTTATATCTTTATCTAATATAATTTTCTTTTGACCTTTTGATACTTGTAGTTCTGTAAGAATCTTATTTAAATTCCAACCATTCTTTTCTCCTTTAGTAAATACTTGTTTAGCTTTATCTGATAATAATATATTAACAGCTTTTAATCTATACTGAATTTGAGCTTTACTAGATAGTAATTCCTCTATGGTAGGAAAATCTTGTAAATTATTATTCTCTGTTTGCCAAGAAACAATCTTTGCTTCAAGAATAAAAGGATTCCAACCTGTTTCTTTTGTTAATTTCTGAAATTCTGGAAGTGATTTATTTAAACATTGTGCCATATTAATTACATTTTTTTATAGTTTCTTGCTCAGACAAAGATAGACTATTCCACTCATCTTTCGTAATTCCTAAGTCAGAAATTGTTTTACCACTACTAACTCTATCTGAAATTCCTTTAGTAGAAGGTAATTGATTTAAGTAATCTGTTAAAGCATCTGCATCTATTAAAAAGTCAGGACTTACATTATCTTTATTAGTTTCTCCTAAAGAAGTTAATAAACTAGTAGAAGTATCTTTACTTTGTTGTGTTGATTTACCTACAAAATCTTTAAATCCTTGTATATCTTGTTTAGAGCCTAATACGTGTATTCTATCTACATCTCTAATAATAACTTCTTGTGGAACTTTTGAATTAGGGTTAAACTTATCTTCAGGTTTAATATTAGCAATAGCTAAAGTTAAAAGTCCGTCTTTGAGTATAGATTTTACTGGAGTGGGGGATTCGTAAAAATAATCTTGACCTATTCCTCCTGCCATTATTTCATAAACAGATTCCTGAAAATAAATTCCTAATCCAGAAGCGTTTGTTCCTTCTCCTTTTCCAAATTTTTCTTTATCAAACTTTTGAATGTTTTTTCCTCCAATATGATATAGTATTTTTTTATTTGGACTATCAGGAAATATAGTATCTAAATATTTAGAATATTGTTTTTGATCACCAATATTGGCTAGTTCAGGTTTAGCTTCAAATAGTTCTGACAAACCTTCTTTAACCCCACTAGTTTGTTGTGCTGGTTGAGTGGTTGGTGTGGCTTCTTGTCCTTTTATAGTATTATTACTTATATTAATAAGAGCCATCGTATCTTCTAAAGTATTTGCTAATAAAGAATTAGGGTCTACAGTTATTCCTATACTTTTTAATAAATCCATTAAAAGATCTATAATTTTACTTAAAAATGGTTTTCCATCTGTATCAGTTATTTCATTTAATTTCTTTTGAAAGTCAGGTTCTGTAAGAGCCATTGCTACAAATTCTTGAACATTAATAGCTCCATAGAATTTATTAACCATTTCTTGAGTAAGGTTTTTTCCTGTACTAATAAAATTATCAATTTTTCCAATTCCTGGAACTCCTTCTTTTAACATTTTAGCATGTTCTGCTACAGTAAGACTTTTATTTGCTAATCTCCAATTAAGATATGATTCCCAAAAATTAGCTAATCCTTCAACACCTTCTGTATTTTTTAATGCTTTAATATATTTAAGTCTATTACCATTTAGACGAGCGATAGTAGCTTTTTGTTCTTTTGTTAAAGAAGAATAATCTTTTGCTGCCCATTTTTTAATTATAGGAGAAGTGAAAGTATGAGTAAGTTCATGTAAAATAGTTGTAGCTAATTCATCATTACTTACTTCTTTAAGTTTTGCTTTATTTAAAAATAATTTTTTAGTTTTACTATTATAACTCCCTTTACCTAATTTAATATCATCAATTATATTAAGAGTGAATTCTGAAGGCAATTCAATTTTACTAAATAGTCTAATTAATTCTTTATTGTATTTAGAAACATTATTTGATAAAGTTAATCCTTCTAGAATATCTCGTAGTAATTCTTCTCCTTTTAATTTATTATTAATTTTTAATTTTCCTAATAATTCAGTACGATTTTCTTTAGGATTATTTACAGCTTCATAAGTAAATTCTGTAAGTTTATCTTCTTGATTTATATCTTCTGTTTGATTAGGATTAGTGTTCGTAGGATCAAGTGTATCTATTGTTTCTTTATTTCCAAAATTATTTCTTCTTTGTATTGCATCATTTATAGGAGCTAAATTATTATACTGTTTGAAATCAAAATTACCTTTTAAAACTACAATTCTTTTATAAGAATTAGAAGAATAATCATATTCGAAAAGTGCAAAATTACTACCTTTACTAGCTAAATCTTTATCATATACAGATAAAAAATGGAAAGGAGTCATTTCTCCTCCTATTATAGTTGAATATTTAGCATGTTCACCTTTTTTAATACTAAATTCAGTAACTGTATTAATATTTTTACTGTTTAATTTAATATCTTCTATAGATGCATTAACAACTTCTTGTGGATTATTTTGAAAATATTGACGAACAAATCTTGAAGGTTGTGAGAATATTTCTTTTCCATTAGCCGTAACATTAGAATTAAAAGTTTTAACAGGATCAAAAGAAGTTTCATTTAATACTTCACCAAAATTCAAAGACTGTAAATAAGAAGTAGGTATATATTTTACATATTGTTTTGCTTTTTGTATTCCTCCATCTAAGAATGCTGCTAAAATTATATCTTGAGCAAGTTTTTGGAATGTATATTCGAAACCATTAATATTACCTATACTTTTAGTAGAGTTTAACATTTTTTGGAAATGAGTATATATTAATCTTTCATTAAGATTTTCTCCTGTAGAAGATTCAAATTCTATTCTTGATAATTCTCCATTAGAATTTATATCAAAATTTAATTTATTCAAAAATTGATTTTCTCTAAACCATTTTTTAGTTGAAAAATTATTAAGTATAGTAGCAAGTGATTTATTAGTTTTTGTATCTATAAATAACCTAGAGCGTTCTTTTTGTACATTTTCAGTAAATAAATTAGTAGCTTCATTACTATAAAAATATGCTTTCATATTTTCAAATACTCTTTTTTTAATAATTACTACTTTAGCAGGAGTTAAGTTTGCTCTATTTTCTGCTTTATGATTAATAATAGCCTCAATTTGTTGATCAAATCCTTTTTTATTAAAAGGGAAATAAGAACTAAATAAGTTATTAGCGGCCATTGCACCATAAAAAGAAGCAGCTCCTAATAATGTAGTTGGAGTTGTTAAAGATTTATTCCAAGACCCTTTATCATATTCTCCTAAAAGATTAATAGCATTGGCAATAGGACTAGTTCCTAATTTATCTATTTGTTTTACTTTATCAGCATTTTCTATCATAGAAGAAGGAACACCTTTAGAGTCAACATTAATTGTACTTTGAAGTAATCTAATTTCTCCTCCTATTCTTACTGTTTCTAAAAATTTATCTAATAATACTAATTGAACTAAATTATTATCAGAAGTTGCAGGAATATTTAATATTTTTTGTCCTTCTTTATTAATAGATTCTGTAGGAATAATTTCTTTTAATGGTTTTGATTCTATTAATTTTAATAGTTCTTCACCAGACATATCTGCTCTATCTTTAAATACTTTAGTTTCTTTTTCATTTAAAGAAATATAACGTCCTTCAGGATCATATTTATTTCTTAATCCCTCTTTTACTTCATACTCAACATTAGCAGTAAATTCTTGTAAAGAAGAAGAGGCCTCTTTAAGAGAATTTATATACTCAACTATTATTGGTTGATTAATTAATCCTATTATATCTTTCGAATCAAATCCTAATAATGCTAATGCTTTTATTGCTTCAAAAGTTTCTGCATTAGTATTCAATTGTGATAATAATCCTGCATTTGCATTATCTACAGATGCTGATTGAAAAGCTGTTATTATATTAGATTTTAATTCTTCTCCTGAAAGAGTTTCTGGATTAGATAAATCACCTCTAGAAATATTAGTACCAAAACGCATAACAAATTTATTCTCTGCTAATATTTCAGTATAAGAAAGGCCTTCAGCACTTATATCAGGATGTTGAAAAAATACTAATTCTTTTCCTTGTGCTACTGCATTAAAAGTAGAATCAATAGAAAATGCACCTGTTCCAATAGTACCAGCTACACCATTTAAATATCTATTTCTTTGATAAATATCTGATAATATAGATGCAGTAGTATCTGTGGTTATATTAGATAATCGTTTTGCTAATTTTGGAAGATCCCCAAAAGAATCAGGTTTAAATATACCTTTAACAACAGTAGGAGTATCATTCATTAATACAGCTCTATGAATATCTAAAAGTTCATTTTGTCGAGATGCTAAATAAGAGCGTTTTAAAATATCTTGTTCAGTATTTAATTTATCTAATTTTTCATAAATTTCTGTAATTTTTTCTGTAATAGTATCTTGTTTCTTTTTTCCTTTTTGTTGTAATTTTTTTAATATTTTACTAGCTTTTACCTTATCATCATCTGATAGTAAATGTTTATTAGCTTCTAAATATGCTTCTTTATCTTTAAAAAATTCTAAAGACTCTTTTTTAGCTTCTTTATCTAATCCTAATTCTTCTAACAAAGATTCAATTTCTGCTGTAGTTTCTTCTAATCTTTTATTAATTGCTAATTCACTTTTTAGAAAATCTTTCTTTAAATAACCATTTTCATAATATGTATTATACATATAAGAATAAAGTTTATCAACATCAAAATCAGAACCCATTTGTGCTATAAAATCTCTAGGTGCTAATACTAAATCTCCTGATTCTTTAGGCAAAAATCCTACTATTTCTATAGCCGCAGTAGAATTAGGACCTTGAGTAGGAATACGAAAACCAAATAATTGTAATAATTCTGTAGGTAATCTTTTAGTGTTTATAACAGCACCTGATACTAATTTTCTAGCAAGTGTATCAATTTTATCTATAAGTTCTTTTTCTTCTTTAGTAGTAGTATATTCTCTATCTGCTTGTCGCTTCTGTTGTAAATCAGATAATTTTTTTCTTAATATCTTTAATTCATTTGCTGTTTGTTTATCTGCACTTCTGTCTAAAGTTAAAAAAGTTTCTATAGGTAATAAATCACCATCTTGATCTCTAAATTTAAAAGGAACTATAATTTGTGCAGGTAACATTCCTCCTTTTCCATCAGGTCGCATTGGTAATAGTCCTTCTTTAGGATTAAAATTTTCAGTAAATATAACTCCTCCTTTTCTTAGTTCTTCAATGGCTTTTGGCCCTTCTTTCAATCTAAAACCTTCCTCTGCTCCTAAAACACTAGAAAATCCTGATGTTTCTTGTTTAACTATTTTATTAGTAATAGTTGCATTTAATAAACTTTCAAATTTTGCAGAATATGGAGAAGCCCATAATGGAATTTTAAAATCAGTACCTTCTTCATTAAGAGTAAGAGCAGCAATCATATTTAAAGGATATCCTTCTCGGTTATTAATTTCTCTTATTAAAAGTTTTTGAATCTCTTTAACTGGTATTCTTCCATTTTCAATATTAAATTGTTTTGTAAATTCATTATATTTATGATGAAATATTTCTATATGAAGATTCTCATATATTTCTTGCAATTGTTTACCTGAATATTCTTTATCAGAATTAGGTAAAGTAAATCCTTGCGTATCTAAAATATTTAAAAATAATAATTTACTTGGTTGTGTTGCCCTATTAATTTCTTTTTTACTTTCTTTATAAGGAACATCTTGTTGTATTCTAAAATTAGCTCTTGATAATAATAAAGCCTCTTTTTCTGTTATTTCTATATTATCATTAACATTTCCATCTTTATCAAATACTTCTATACCATTTTTAATTCCTCCTACTTTATTAGCTGTAGCAAAAGAAGCTCGTACAAATGGTGAGGTATTATCTAAAGACTTATTATCTTTTACAGACTCTTGGAAATTTTCTAATGCTACTCTAAGTTTATCAATTTCTAAACCTGCAGTTAATTGTGGTAATAAAGGAAAACTAGAAGATTTAATATAAATACGTCTATCAAGATTATTTTCTGCATCTATTTGATTACCTACATATACAGGTTTCATAGGTTGCATTATTTTACCTAAATCTTCTTTTCCTAATTTAAGACCTTTATTAAGTGTAGTATATAAATCTTTATATTCTTTAGTTGTTAATCTTCCTAATTGTTTTAAAACATATAAATGTTCTTGCCAAGTAGTATATTCTTGAGCATCTGTAGTTTTAATATTTTCATATTCACCTAATTCTTCTTCAGTAAGTAAACCTTCTTCAGATAATTTCTTTAAATATTCTATATTTTTACTACTAGTTACAAAGTCCTTTAAAAATACTTGATAATAATGGTTTTTAGAACTATTAGCTAATTCAAGACCTGGAGCTATATCTCCTGCAAGACGTTTACCAATATTTATAAAAGTTTCTTCTAAGTTTACAATACCATCTTCATTGATTGTTATGTTTTTAGCATATTGAGCAGGATCTCCTATAAATAATTTAAACATTTCAGCATTAGCTATTAAGCTATTAAATACAAAATCTGCAGCTGCATAAGTTCTTTTATCTTCTCCTAATCCTACTGTATTTTTATCAATATATTTTTCATCCATAAAACTAAACTTTTTAGTTTTTGGATCATATTTGCCTAATCCTAAATTATTCCAATCTTCTAATTTTTCTGATACAAGTCCTTCAAAAGTTTCTTTAAGATGTTTTACTATTTGAATTTTTATATTTTTATCACCACCTATTATTTTATTATCAATAGCTAAGTCTCTAACAAACTCTCCTCCAATTTTTAAATTATTTAAAGAAGGGAGAAAATAAAAATAATTAGGTTCATAGTTTGATAAACCAGAATTAGTCTTACTAGTTGCTATTCTATTAATTTCAGGAAGTATTATAGCCGTATATAATAATTCTAAAGAGTCTTCATCTATGACACCATCTTTCCAACCTATTTTATAAGCAAATCCATCAATAGTCATCATAGTACTTTTATCAGACATAGTAGGATAAAAATAACTTACTTTTCGTTTGTTTCCAATATCTTCATGACTTTGACTTTGAAAAAGTCCCAGTTTAATAACTTCTTGTTCTGCAGGAGTAAGATTATTTAATTTTCTATTATCTTGTGAAGGAGTGAATAATTCTTTAAGGGCTTCTAAAGATAAATAATTAACTCCTAAACGACTTCGTAAAGATTCACTAAAAGCATCATCTGCTAATAATTCATTTAACCATAAACTATCTTTTGTAAAACTAATTTCTTTTAATTTATTTGCTAAAATATTATCAACAGATAATAAATCTCTCATTCTATTAACAAGATATTTATTATTAGTATAAGTATATAAAGTTTTTCCACCAGCATTAAAAGAATTACTATAAGAATTCTCTTGATATCTACTATCTAATTTTGCTAATGCTTTAATAACATTATCTCTAAATAAATTTAAAGTACTTATGTCAGTATTACTTCCTACAGATTTTAATTTTTTGGCAAGAACTTTTACTAAACCATTATTATTAGTAAATAAATTGGAGTAAGAGATTTTTCTATTATTGTAATATTTTCCATCTTTTAATGCTTTATAAGTATTATCAGAAAGGACTATACCAAAATTTCCTAACCATACTGCTAAATCTTCTACAGGTATATTTTTACGATCTGTTTCAGACATTTTTTCCCATTTCAGAGCCATTTTTTTAAGGTCAGTCGCTATTTCTTCATTAAAAATATAATTACCTGAATCAGGGTCTATAGTTACTAAATTAGAACTTAATCCTTCTGTATATATTTGTGAAGTATTTCCTTTAAAATTAGATTGCCACATTCCTAATAACCTTGCTTGTATAGAAGCGGCATTGGCATCTATATTCATTAGTCTGTATCCACCGTTTTTAGTTCTTTTCCAAAGTAACAATTGCATAGTAATAGCATGTTTTGTCATATCAGAAACAAACTCATTCTGAATACTCTTATCAGCATTCTTAAGTTTTTCAATAATAGGTTTCATCCAAGGAAAAGTATCTTGTGCTTTTTCCATTGTTTGAATTAATATATCAAAATCAGCAGGTTGATTTGCTAATAATTCATGAAGAGTATTATATACAACATCAAAACTTGCTGTTTTAGGAATTAAAAATGCGTTTAATATTTCTACTCCTTTTGAGTCTACTATTGGAGTAAATCCAAAAAATGCTCTTAATTGTGCGGAAGCAGTTGATTTAGAATCTAAACTAATAGTAGCTTCATCAGAGAAATTTGTTTTTTCTAATTCTCCAGCAACTTCATCAGCATTAGCTTCAGATACTCTTCCAGTTTTTAATAAAGAAATATACTCGTTAGTTAGTATTTTTATTTTATCAAATTGTGTTAAAAGATTATCTATTCGTGCCGTTCTATTAGGCATATTAGCCTCTTTAGTCTCTTTACGTAATCTTTTAAACTCTTCTTCAAGTTCTTTAAATATTTTTAAAGTATCAATTTTTCCTTCTTTACCTTCTATTCTATTTTTTTCTAATGCTTCGAAAATATTTTTAGAAATAAATTGAATAAGATCTTCAGTTTCTTGAGGAGATACTCCATCTAATACAATAACTTCAGAATCTTGTATAGTACTAATTCCTAATTCTTCTAAATTAGGCACAAACATATCTTCATTATCTGAACTATCTTCTATATCACCTGTAATTTCTTGGTCTCTAACAGTTATTGTTGGTTGTTTAGATTCTATAGCTTTTATAGCTTGTTTAACAGCATTAAGATCTTCTTCACTTACCTCTTCCCCACTATCTTCTATATTCTTTAATATATTTTTTAATTGTTCAAGAGTAGCTCCTTCTTCTATTAAGTTTTCTGCTTTTTTTGATAAAGGGTCCTCTGTAAGTTCATTTACTATATCTTCTAAATTTTGAATTTCAGGACCTTTTTTACTACTTTGTTGTGTTGGTTGATATAGCTCTAATAAATACACTTTTTGAGTAGTATCATCAAACATTAAAACTTTTGCTTTAGTTATAGCAACTTGTTCTCTTGTTTTAGCGTCCATTGTGCCAGGAGTGTCTCCAAACTTTTCTTTAAAGTCACTTTTTTTAAGCACTACAAGAACTCCATTTTTAGTTTTACCTGCGTAATCTAATGCACGTGCTAGTCCTTTTTGTCCTACACCATAAAAAGTGCCTTTATACTTAGCTTTACCTGTTTTAGTGCCAGAAGGTCTAATTACACCTGACTTTAAAGCATCCTCTAATCCTTCTTGCCCTATACTTCTTACATAACTATCAGGAGTAAGAATATCTTGTAATTCTTTATCTGACAATTCTCTCTTACTTAAAACTTCAACCTCACTAGTTTGTTGTGTTGGTTTTTCTTTTGCTGCTCTTTTAGGATCTACTCTTTCTTTTTGTTCTTGGGTTAATCCATTCCACTTTTTAGGATTCATAATTGTTTGATAACCTTCAACTTTTCCTACTTCAACTGTTTGTCCACTTTCTTCAAAAGTATTTAAGGCTTCTCTTGCACTATTTATTCCAATCATGCCTATATCAGCAGGTTGATGTACATCTCCTTCTTTAATTCCTTTTCTTGTCCATGTAATCGTTCCATCTAATTTTGTTGTAGCTGTAAATATTTGAGAATCTCCATCTTTATCAGTTACTATAAACTCTTCTTTTTTAATTGGAACCTGCCAATCATCAAATCTTTGTTTTTCTTTTTTAGCTGTAGTTTTTTTATCTTTATCTTTTTTAATAGCTTCTTCTGATACTTCATATTCTACATCAGATTTTATTACAGGTATTATTTTAGATTTATCAACATTTTCAGTACTAAACATAATTCTAGGTTGTATAGTATATATCCAATTAGGATTACTTTCAGTACCTATATTAACAGAAAAAACATTAGTTTGAAATTGTGTTTTTACAAACTCAGTATAAGAAGCTACAGTATTTGTTTCTCCTTTATTATTTACTAATACTACTGGTTTATTTGCATTAAGACTTTTTGCATCTGCATTAGTTTTAACATATTTAGATAAGAATTTTTTTAGTGCTAATAGATTTGAAGCATTATTTTCCGTAAAATTTTGACTTAAAACTTTAACTCTATTTCCTGGTTGCCCTATTCCTGGTCTTCCAAATTCTACACCGTTACCTGTAATAGTAATAATACCATTATTAGAAGTAAATTCTTTAGTATTTCCTGCTAAAATAGTGGCAAGACCTTCTTGGCCTTCTGTTGGAAATAAATAGATAAATTGAGATATATATTCTCTTAATCCCGCAGTATTAGTAATATCTAAGCCTGTTTCATTATATATTGCTTTTACTATTGGATTAGTCTCCTCCCCAGAAAGATGCCCAACAATAGCATTATATATAGAATCAGAAACTTCTTCAGACAAATTTTGTCTACTTAAAGGCACTCTCATAGTTTTTCCTTTACTCATAGGAATAACTGCATATACTGCACCATCTGAAGGGTTTGTTGTGTTTACACTTTGTCCTTCAATTTTTTTATTATTTGTTGTTAAAACACCATTTTTTCCTATACCAAGAACTAATTCAGGATCTTCCATAGCTTCTGATACTGGAATATTTTCATTATCTTTAGTTCTTAAAAGATGTCCGTCTCCTTTATACGTAATCTCACTCTTTAATTCTCCTTCTTTTACTATATGTAAACGAGTATTAAGTAATTCTTTTTTATCAGCAATAATTTCTTCTTCTGTTCCTGCTAAATTTTCTTCAGTCATCCAATTAGCATCGTGAAGATAAAATAATGTTCTTCCTGAACTATCTTTAGCTACGATAGGTACTTCACTAATATAAGCAGGACTTTCTTTATAATTATCACCATATTTTTCTTTAAGTTCTTTTAAACGAGCTTGCCAAGAAATCGTTTGTTTTGTACTAGAAGTAGGATCATACACTTCTCCATCATAATCTTCATCAACAGTAAAAATAATTTTAGTAC